GATTTTGAACTTTTGCTTTGCCACGGAACGGTCTGCGTTGTCGGGAAGATGCGTGATCTGATCCTTCAACTCAGCAAAAGTTCGATTTATTCAACAAAGCCCAGTTTCAGAAAGGGTATAGCACCGGATGTTGAAACAACCGGGAAAGCGGGGCAGATTCTTTTCGGGCTAGGCCAGTACTTTCCCGCACTGGCCGGCGCAGTGGTTAACCCGGTTCTTGGTGCTGGTGTGGCGCAACAGATCTCCCAGACAGCCACAACTGAAGAACTGACGGGTAAGGGAGTGTCCCAGCAGGATGCGGAAGATATCGCGTTGCCTAAGTCGTTTGTTGATGCTGCCGGCTTTCTTCTTCCCGCAGCGGTCGGCGGTCGCCTCGTGACGAGAATCGCCAGCGGTGCGGGTATCAATATGGCTGCAGGTGCAGCTTCGCGGGAAGTTACTAACCTGATGCTGCAGGATAAGAACTACGCCGCTGTTGCCGAACAGTATAAAGCCTGGGATGGTGAGGCGATGGTTGTCGATGGCATTCTTGGCGCCGCTTTCGGCGGTATCCACCACCTGACATCAAGAGTCAGTGATGCGACCACAGATACGGCTGATCCCATACCGATGGAAAGCGAGCAAACCAGACAGAGCGGTATTGATTCTGTTCAGCAAACAACTGCTGGATCAGGTGTGGATACAGCGCGGGAAGTATCTGGACCGGCCGCACCGGGCGATGCTCCGCTTGCCGTAGATGAAACCAGCGGTGGTTACAGAACCCGGCTAGATGGCGTCCGTAGTGACGCCATCCAGCTCATCAGCCGAGGCGATCGAAAACTCCTGGCTGGAGAAATTCATCGGGCCGAATATGCATTATCTCAGATATCGGAACAGCGTCAGGCATTACGTGATCAAAGAGTGGGAAACAGCAGTAGTCGACGAATTCGAAACAGAGATATCGCTTCACTGGATCGACAGGCGCAGGAAATAAATAACCGTATTGAACCGCTCCGCCAGGCACTGGCTGATAACAGCCCTGGGGGCCGATTTTATGATGCACGGGCAAATTTATCCCGCATAGAGCAGGGAATAATACCTGATGGTGCCCCAGTCAGGCAGAGCGACATAGATGCAGCTCTGGCTATGAACGAAGCTCATAACCACGATGTAGCAGCTTCACCTGTTCTGCATGGTACACCAGAAAGCATGGATGCCCACTACCGGGCAATGGGTGATGCGGCGGAGTCTATCGCCCGCGGCGATCCTGTTGACGTATTGGCGCACGTTGATTCTTTCGATGGACATATCCGGCCGGAAGCGTTCAACGATAGTGCCCGTCCAGAAATGGAATCGGCATTGCATGAAAACGATATCGGCACCGCAGAGCCTGTGCGTAACCGCCAGCCGCAACCATCTCCTGAAGAAGGCGAAACTCAGTTTGCGCAGTTTCTGGCTGATGAGGGGAGTGTCGATCCGGATACCGGCGTTAATTTGGGCAATAGTTATGAGCTGGCGACCGCCAGCCGTTTAGCGGAAGAAATACCGGATTTAACCGTTGAGCACCCGGATACCGGGCAGCATATCAAGCTTTCGGATCTGATGGATGAGTACAACGACAAAATCGCAACCAGCCAGGATTCAGCAAACGTCTTCCCGTTTGTCGCGTCCTGCATGCTAAGGAATCATGAATAATGAAACAACAATGTATTGATGCCATTACCCGCGCCATCGGTCGCAAGCCTCTCGCTGACGAAATTCGCAACATTGAGCAGGGCATCAATGATGCCGTGCGTACTATTCGGGTTAAGAATGCTCAATCCGGAACGGTAATGCCGGATTCTCAGGTATACGCAGAAGCTGCAAAACTTGCCGGTCAACGCGCCGTCCACAGTATTTATAAAAAGCGCCAGCGCATTGCGCAGGATGCTATTGCACGGGCCAACCTTATCAACGAGCTGAAGAACCAGGTTCCTGAGAGCGAGTTAACTCCAGAGTATCTGGCTCAGGCTATTTTCATGGGGCGCACCCGTAGCTCGAAGAACTTAGACATTGTCTCGGCGGAAGAGATATCGCTTGGTGCACTGCAGGACTGGACACGCCAGCTTAGCGGCAGTCTGGATAAAGCTGGGCCGGAAGTGAAAGCGTTTTTTGATGCAATGACCAATTCGCAGCGTGGAAATCTGAGCGAAGCCCTGCAGCTTATGCTGTTGAAAGAGATTCGCGGCGAGGATACCGGCAGCGTGGCAGCGAAAAAGTTTGCTGAGGTCTGGCGTAAAAGTGCGGATCAGGCGAAACGCGAACTCAATGACAACGGCGCTGATATTGCCACTCGCGACGACTGGGGTCTGCCAAACTATGATTCACGCGAACTTATATCCCGCGCCGGCCGTAATGAGTGGCTTGCCACCTTGCCAGCTGGCGAACGCGCCACTGCAACGTTATTACGCCGTCAGGCGCCGATAGAATGGGCGAGGGATCGGTGGGTATCTGATACGATAAAATCCGTCGATCGCAACGCCTTCCTTGATGACCGTGGAATGCCGCTGGACGATGCTGCTCTGCGGGACGTGCTCAACGATGTGTTCACCACCAAATCTACCGATGGCGCAAATAAAATTGAGCCGGGAGCGCAAGGCGGTAGTGGTGGAATTAAAAACCGTGGCGCCAACTCCCACCGCGTCCTTGTATTCAAGGATGCCGAAAGCCAGTTCGCTTATATGCAGAAATATTCGGATAAGAGCATCGCTGAAGTGATGATGGATCACCTCCAGTATTCTGCTCGACAGCTGGGCATACTGAAAACGTTTGGCCCGAGTGCGGAAAATAACTTCCGCTATATTCTGGATAGCGTTTATAAGGGAGCAATGGAAAAAGGGCATAGCAAAGATGCGATGGATAAACAGAGGGAAACCGCCACCGCAATGTTTAACTATCAGGCCGGGTTGGGACAAAACAACTCATCGTTCTTTCCTGTTATGCAGCGCATTCGTAACCTTATGACGTCGGCCATGCTGGGATCGTCGGTAATCAATGCTGGCTTTACCGATCAGTTCATCATGCGGGCCATGTCCTCTGCTTTGAAACTGGATAACGCCGGCGCCGGGATTAATTCTCTTAAAAATCTCATAAACAAGGATCGTAAGCAGGCTATCGAGCAGCTTGGGTTGATGTCGGACATTCACGCTTCCGTAACTTCCCGTCTTGGTGGTAACGATGTCGGCCGCGATGTGACCGGATGGTTTGCGGAAAAAACACTGAAGTGGTCAGGCCTTATCGCGCTGGATAAAGCAAACAAGGCGTCGTTCGGCATGAATATGCTGTACACCATCGGCAACCTTACACGGAAGTTTGATTCACTCCAGGCGTTGAAGGCATCCGATTATGACCTGCTTTCGGCCAAGGGCTGGACCGAGCGCGACTGGCAAATCATGCGCGCCGCCGACCTGGGCAACATTACTGAGAAGCACCTGGGCATGACGCCGGATAGCATCTATGCAGTGCCGGATGCGAAAATCGCCGAGATACTTAAACCTGAAATTGAAGCACTTCAGAAAAGCGCTGATGACGCTGTTGCCGCGATGGGGAAACTGACGCCAGAACGCGAAAAGAAAATCCGCCAGGCGTACGCCGATGAGGTCGGCGCCAATACCGCAAGGATGATCCGCAATGCGCGTGCTGAGTCGGTGTATAAGTTGCTCGGTATCACTCATTCAGAGATGATGCAGGCGATCACCTCCGCTACCAACATCAACCGCTTTAAGGCGGCAACGGAAGGTGAAGTTTACCGCAGCCTGATGCTCTTCAAAACTACGCCATTCGCTGGCGTGGCAAACATGGTTCGTCGGGCGCAAGATCTGAACGGCATGAATAAAGCTACATTCCTGGCCCGGTATATAGCAGGAACGACCCTCGGCGGTGCCATGGCAATTCAGGTTAATCATCTTATTTCTGGTGAAGATCCTGACGACATGACCAAGGGTAGTTTTTGGTTACGTGCTCTGGTGAAAGGCGGTTCGTTCGGCATATACGGCGATTTCATGCTGGCCGACCAGACAAAATATGGTTCTTCCATTGCTGCCACGCTTGGGGGGCCAGTTCTCGGGCTTAGCGAGGGGCTATTCAAATTAGCAGTGCAAAACACTCAGAAGCTAGCTAAAGGTGAGGACACAACCTATGCGGCTGATGCCATTCGAGTGGGCAAAATGGTTACACCATTCGCCAACTTATGGTATACAAAAGCGGTGTTTAACCATCTGATTCTCCAGCAGGCGCAGGAGATGGCAAGCCCTGGCTATAACGCCAAGCTTCGCCAGAACATGGAGCGCAACTACGACACCAAATACTGGTGGAAGCCTGGCGCAACAGAGCCACGCAGGGGGCCAGATCTTGAAAGGGCGGTAGGGAAATAATGGAGCAGTTTTTTTCCGTTATATTTAAGATTGGTTCGGCATTTTTAATGGTTGCTGCCGGGGCAATTATTGCTATCGGTATTCTTATGTGGCTAATAAAGAAAACAATCATCCATGAAGATGCTGCCGTATGGATTATCTTTATCGGATCCGTTCTTGTTTATTATCTTTCATATAATATATAGCCCACTTAGGTGGGCTAGTTCCGAAGCAAAGGATTTTCTATGGCTAAAAAACAATACGGCATCATGCCACCGTTTCCCCACCTGGTAGCTATGCTGCGTGGTTCCCAGTACCGTCACTTTGTGTTTGGGATCGACTGGTGGCACAGACACATCATAGTTTTGCGTGATGGGAAGCCGGAGCTGGTGCCGATTGAGGACGTGAAGTTTGTCGAGCCAACGGAAGAGGAAATCAAGATGTTGAGTAAAATGTAAGGAAAGCCCACCATATGGTGGGCTGTTGCATTCCAGCAATCTGTTTAGGAATTCTTATTTGAAGAGAAACTAGCATTAGCTGTAAGGTTTTGAGGAACAGAATCTTTCCTCTCGAATCGCTTTTGATTTGCCAGAACTCTCAATTTTTTCATATGGTTAGCTAAAGACATAATGACACCCTTCATAATTTATTGGTTAATTATTATTAAGATTTTTATCAAAGTAAAGCTTTCTTTTTATCCATACAAAACCGTCGGTTTTTGAAATTATTGCAACATCAATTGGGCCTCCGACGGTCTCGTAAGAATCTGAAATCTTTAACTTAAATGCGCTGAGGTTTACGAGTGACTCAGCCATGTAAGAAAGATCTTTTTTTGATAAAGAAGTTAGCATGTTTGTTACTTTTTGCGTGAAATTCTCATCACAATATCTTTGTACCCTGTCTATGATATCATCTTTTAATGATGCTAATTTTTGCTCTGATATTTCATCGCTTACACCTCTTTCCCTCAAATTTTCAAGTATTACATTCGATAATTGAGATACTGTGTTACCCATGAAATTAATAATTGAATTGTTAAAACCTCTAACGAAGGTGAACACTTCATCTTCTGAGGCGAATGGTATTATTACAGAGTTATCAGGGTCTGATTTTGAGCATTTACCATTAATTATTTTATACATTACTTTATTGTTAAAGCTTCCATAAATTTGTATTGTAATGATAGAAGCATAGTATTCATCAGAACCGAAACCAGCAAAAACAAGACCGCTATATAATGATGTGACATTCTCTTTGCATATTATGAAGGTGAAAAAGTTTATTAGCTGTGTTTTTAGATGTTCTGGCAAGTCCCCATTGTTGGGGAAGATATCCAACGCTATTTGTAGATAGTTATTAATGACGAATTCTCTGGCATCAATAATGTCTGATTCGTCAAACCCTTCAAAAAAAGGATTTCTTTCTAAAAACTCATTTTCAGAAGCATAAAAATCAGTTAATCTTTGATGAATAATGTTTAGTGCTTCGTCATCTGATTCAGGCAAGGAAACATGAAGTGTTTTTTGGCTTAGATCATCATAATTTAATCTTAGGTATCTCCTGAACATTTCCCTCAGCTTAGATTCTCTTTTAGCTATGGAAGTAATATCATAAGTGGAGTTCAAGAAATTCAGGAAAGAAGTTAAATAATCTCTTATGGTGCTATGCTCTTCATGTCCATGTAATTTTCTAAAGCTTCTAATCGAAAGTTCCCAAGGGGTTCCGCAGAAGTCTGCATTATTATAAACCATTAAACCAACTGGGTAGCGCTTTGATAACTGATATATTTTTTCTGCGTTATTAAATATTTTTACTGTACCGCTATTCCCCCCAGTCATTGTCATTGCTGAATCTGCAGCTAACGCACAAGCCACCGGATTTTTTACAATTATTTCTGCAGTCATTTTTACACTCCCACCATTCACATAAAATGTGAAAACCTGATTAAATCAGAAAGCACTAAGTCCACATGCTTAGTCCAGAACTGACTATAGCAGAGTGTTCTGAGGTAAACCCTGACAGATATTAAACTTTTGCCCAGTTCTATCACCCTAATCACAATCGAACCTACCTGTTTTAACTCTGCCATCCCGGCCGGGAGGTAAGGAACGATGAAAATGACACACAGAGTTTCCGAGGTCATCACCTACGGGACATCAACAGTCAGCGCTACGTATTGGTTTTCGCAGCTGCTTGATTCATACACCCCCGGCCAGTGGGCAGCTATTGGCGTCATTGGCAGCTTGGTGTTCACCGCTTTGACCTTTCTCGTAAATATCTACTTCAAATGGCTCGCGTATCGCCGCGGCAAGTTCTCGGAAGAATAATATGGCTTCGACCAAAGCAAAGCTCAGTGCAGCCATGCTAGCGCTAATTGCCGCCGGTACATCCGCGCCAACGCTCATGGATCAGTTCCTGAACGAGAAAGAGGGCAACAGTCTAACTGCATACCTTGACGGGTCGGGTGTCTGGACGATTTGTCGGGGGGCAACCCGCATTGACGGCAAGCCAGTAACGAAGGGGATGAAGTTGACGCAGGCCAAATGCGATCAGGTAAACGCTATTGAGCGTAACAAGGCGCTGGCGTGGGTTGACCAGAACATCAGGGTCCCGCTGACGGCGCCACAGAAAGTTGGTATCGCCAGCTTCTGCCCATACAACATCGGGCCGGGGAAATGTTTCCCCAGCACGTTCTACCGCAAGCTGAATGCGGGCGACCGTAAAGGGGCGTGCTCTGAAATTCGTCGTTGGATCTTTGATGGTGGCCGTGACTGCCGCCTCACCAAAGGCCAGAAGAAAGGTTGCTACGGTCAGGTTGAGCGACGTGACCAGGAAAGCGCCTTGACGTGTTGGGGGATCGATAAGTGAAACCAGAATCCATCGCCGCGGCAGTTATTATGCTTCTTCTTATCATCGGGCTCACAATCGCCGCAGGGCTGGGCTATCGATATAGCTCGGCATCCAGCAGAGCTGAAACGGCTGAAAATCAGGTGACGCTGCAGGCAAGGGTTATCCAAATACAGGCGGACAATATCGCTGCTTTTCAAACTATAAGCGGCGATGTCCAGAAAAAAAACAGGGCGGTAGATGCCGGTACAGAGGAAAAAACCATTGAATATCGAACGATTCTCAAGCGCGAAAAAACGTGTGATATGCCTGTTCCTGCTGACGTTTTTGGTGGGCTGCTCGAATACACGAACAGTTTACGTTCCAGCGCAGTGCACGCCAATACCGACGGATTTGACAAGCCCAGTACTGGCACCATTACCGCCGGCGAACTGACATATTGCCAGGCTGTTTTATGGATAACCCCATTACTTGCTGCCATTGAAAAAGCAAATAACCAGTTGGCTGGTATTCGCCAGATTGAACAGAAAAGACAGGAGACAAAATGACGAACGTGCAAACGGGCTTACTTTACTTCAGCGTAGTGGTATCGGCTCTATATCTGGTAGCGGGCGGTTACAAGTCAATCCGGGCCTACTTCCAGAAAAAGTTTGATGATGCTGTCGCAGCCAAAGCATCGGAAACCGCCGAGAAATAACCCCTCACGGCCGCATATTGCGGCCTTACTTTTGCCCAGCTTCAAAACGATTCTGACAATGCCACCATGTCGAACTGTTTTGGAGTAGATGATGGTCGAGAACGACACTTCATCGGTTGAGTATCAGCTATCAGCCAGCACTGGCCCTTTTGCTATCCCTTTCTACTTTATTGAAAACGGGCATATATCCGCATGGCTCTATACTGAAAATAGCGATGGCAGCTACGATGAAACCACGCTGACTCTGGACACTGATTATACCATGACCGGCGCTGGAGATTCAGATGGCGGTACGCTGACGCTGACCGAATCCCATAACGGTGCCATTCTTCTTATTACACGCACGCCAGACGCCACCCAGTTAACCAGCTACGTAGCCACCGGGAAATTCCCGGCGACCAGTCACGAACGTGCCCTAGACAAGCTGACGATGCTCATCCAGCAAATTTATTGGTGGTGGGATGATTTGCCGTTAAAGCGGCCGAACATTTTCGCCAACTTTTATCACGCGAAAAATCGATTCATAAAATACCTGCGCAACCCGGTGGACGAGCAGGACGCAGCCACCAAGAACTACGCTGACGGCCTCTACGAAGGTGCTATTTCTCACGCTGACGCACAATTTAAGAGAACGCTGCGGGTGCCGGAGTCCAGTGTCGGGGTGATCCCCGGCGTAGCGGCGCGCAAAAACCATATTCTGGCGTTCAATAGCGCGGGCAATCCGATCACTGTGTTGCCGGAATCTGGCAGCGCGGCCGATGTTCTCATAAACCTGGGTTCAAGCGAAGAGGGTTTGGGAGATTCTCTCGTCGCGCATGCTCGCTATAATGCAAATGCTGAATCGAGGACGGTTTCAGCGATTCTAAATGAAAAGGAAAGCATTCTGGGATGGCCTGCTGATGATTCTGACGATGATTCGGCTCGTTTTACAAAAGCGGTAGAGGCTGGTGTTACAGCGGTTTATATTCCCAACCCTGAGGTATTAGAACGTGAAATCGGCAGACCGTATCTCCTGGTTAAAGACGTTAAGATATCTAAAAACCTGTTAATTTTTGGGGACGGAAAGGCGGGATACCGGCAGGTTGGTGGTGCTATTCGCGTCAGAGATGATGCGTCATACGGATTCTTTTTCCAGGGAACTGGAAACGGTACAGACAGCGGAGTACGAGTAATCGGTGGAGGGATAGTAGGAATCTCAATGCTAGGACAGACTTCCGCTAATACCTCCACTTTTATTAAAACTCTTCATGCGTCTAGTATGGAGTTTTGTAATGTTTCTTTCCGAAACGGAGGAACTGCATTCTATTTGCAAGATTTCATGGAATCCAGAATTTCCAATTGCTATTTCAACTCTTTTGGATCAGAAACTGCAGATGTTATACACATCGGAGACTTTGTAGATAGTGCCCCTTGGAACGTTAATAACCTGCATATTGAGAATTGTACATTTGGGTCTAATAGCGGGCATTGGATTTATATTAGTGATTCTGCTAATGCGGATTTAATTTGGATTCAAAATAATAAATTCGAATGGGATTCCACACCAACAAATGCTAACTCTACAAATAAATCCGTAATCTATGCCGGGCGTGTGGAACGTATTTATGTTCAGAATAATGGATTTGTTTACTTCTATCCCGATCATAATCTATATGACACCATTTTCCGCTTAGGAACTGCTGCTGCATATGGCGCCGTATTTACCAATAACCTAGCATGGGGATGTAGCAATAGCTATTATTGGCGCGTTAATGGAGGGAGTTTGCTTGCCAGAGGAAACAGAACTAATACGGCAGTGGCGGTGGAATGTACTAGCGCCCATAGCCAGGATATCGAGGAACCCTTAATACGGTCAACAAATGGCAATCGACCGACATCACGATCTCCCAAACGTTATGAGTCAAATTACATACCGGTGCATTATCTTACTGGTTCAAATGCGAGTAATAATTTTATCTCGGATTCCGATTCAACACTAAATGAAACGTGTCTGCAAACGTCATTAGGTTCAGAGATTCGCCGTGCGTATATACCGAAAGACATGATTTCATCCGGGAGAGTGATCAAAGTTAAGGCCAGGATAAAAAGCACCGATACTGCGGATGCCCTGATCCAATTACTCTGTGATGGCGCAGTTGTTAACAACTACACATCTTCTCTTGTCACTCAACGTGATTACCTGACAGTGCAGGCTGGTGCTGGATGGGTCATTGTTGAGTGGTATATCACACCCGCAATGATCACCAGTGGCGGGCAACTTATTATTAAAAACCACAGTAGCACTGTAAATTTTTACTTTGACGGTATATCTATTGAATATGCAAATCATATTGACTTGGTTATTCCGTGGCAACCGGGTGTGATTTCATCAAACACTACAGTTAACACAGCGGTTTATATGTCACGACTGGGGCCGTACATAAATGGCGTCAGTGCTCCGAGAGCAAATGACGGGATGGGTGGCGCTATTGCCAGTGCGTATTTTAATGGTAGTAGCTCTACATACAAACTAATTTTGCAGTTATCCCTTGTGGGAGCCACATCTGCCACACCACTGGCTACTACATACACCGTACGCGTATTTCTAAAATAGGAATGAGGAATGAAAAATGATGACGCTTGACACGACATTCAAGGGTATCCCTGTTTCATCCGCACAGGCTGTAATCGGGGCGATGACAATAAATGAATCCCATGACACAATCACGTTTTGTGTGAATTACCGGCAATCTGCAGATCATGAAATTTTTAACATAGAATACTTTACGTGCCCTTATGACAACACCGGTACAGATCCGATAACTCAGGCGTACGCCTATCTTAAAACACTACCTGAGTTTTCTGAAGCTGTTGTTCTGTAATATATCCCGCCAATACTGGCGGGCCATCTTATGAAAATTTCCCTTCAATATAAGCCAGTCGCAGGAGGAAAAACTCCTCCATTCTTAGCATATATATTCCCCTTGTATATGTTATCGTGCCATCATCGGATGTTGTCACGCTGTCAGCTCCATCAATAGCGTCGATATATCCTTCGTCGTTTACAGGGATATCGGAGCAGTCTCCATCATTAAGAACAGGATAATAATAACCATCAGTCCCCAAAGTGACTACCTGGCTATGTGATTCATATGTGATCAAACCGTATCTTGTCCAGTCAAGACCTGCATCAGCAATGGCCTCTTTGACCTGCTGTGCTATGACCCCGGTATGCCACCGAGCTTCATCCTCTCCTTTCTGGATAATGGCGGATTTTAACTGCCACGCACTGAATGGCACCGTACCTATTGCAGCAACGAGCGACTGGTATTCTGACTCATCCGCAATAGTCTTGATATTAGATTTATAGTTTTCATCAGAAACCACTGTCACTGAATTCTGCGAATAAATATTGGCCGGGTATAGTGCGGACGTTCCGATACTGAACGTCGCAGCAACTGAGGGATTAAATGATGTTGACCCCATAATCCATACCTGAGCATCCTGCACCGCACCCAAATAAATGCGGCCTGTACTATCTATATCTAATCTCCCCATAGAGGTCGCACCATCCCCACTGGTATATCCCTTTATTCCCCGAGTTCCAGCAGTGCTGTTTTTATAGCCCAGACGAATGTTGCCGTATGTCTGCAAAATGCCATCGTTTGACATACCAAAACGTTCTGAAGGGGCGACGGTATCCGTTGAGTCGCTGGAGTAGCTTAATATCAGGTTACCACTGTCATCAACAGTATAAGCCCAGGAGCTACTGTTAACATTTTCGTTAACAATCTCAACTACTGGCGTTATCTGCTTGTTCGTATACACTCCGACAGTAACATTATGAAGAGAGTAAGAACGACGTCCTTTTGTAGCCTCAGATGAATCAATAAGCCATGACGTTCCCCTGTTATAGGCAGATAGGTTATTGTAAGGTCCGATAAAGTGCTGGTTAATCCACCGGACGTTTTTAGATGTCCCGGTCACTTTAATCATTAACGTATCGTCAGAAGAGTACGCGGAAAGACGGTTTGTCGTCACCTGACGTCCGTTAGCAAAGTTTACATTCCAGCAGTTTTCGATATACCCGAAACGGTACATCGCATCGACGGCAGAGCCGTTCTGCGAGAACACCGTACCATTAAAGTTTACGTTAAAAATATTTTTGAGATTATACAGCTTCGCCTTGAGGTTATGGGTTTCTATATGTCCGCCAAAAACATTGATAGCATGGTGAGGGAAGGAACTACCGATGCCCACGGCATTAAACATAATAGTGTTATCAGCGCTTGTGGTTTCAATGGTTGGACGGATAAAAACAATCTGGTTGGAATCATCCCCGGTACCATCACCTGAGGTACCTCCATTTGCAGGGCCAGAATAAGCAATGATGTCGACACCCGAAGATATGTCATCCTCATCCTCGCGCGCTGTGATGTTCTGTACAAACAAATCAATTATCGAGCTGTCGAAAATGAGATTCCCAACCAGCCCACGCGCAAACCCCGAAGCACCGACACAGCTCCAGTGACAATGGACAGCAGGGAGCCATGAATCTTCATCACCCAACTCCCACGCCGTGCAGTAATCCGCTCCAGCCCGGAATCCGATATGACTCATATTAAGTTTGCAGGCTGTCGCTTTTAATCCGGTAATACCATCAGTGGCTGGCTGTATGACTGAGGTAGTCATACCATCACCAATAATATTCAACACAGTGGCAAGAGAGCCGGTGCTGGAGCCGTATTTAGTTGCGGTTAACCCTGTTTTTATCGGATAAACACCGGAAGGAATGTAAAGTGTTTTTGCACCGTACATGGCGGAATTAACGGCAGATTGTGACTGGTATGACAGACAGTAATCAATTGCTCCCTGAATGGCTGGATACCAGTCCCAAGTCTGGAAATCTGTTTCGTCTTCTTTATCGGTTATCAAAGAGACGAATCGATGTTCCCAAATAGACACAGGTGATGTATTACCTACCCCAGACAGGCGCCCTATTGATGACGCTGGTTTTCTGCGGTCCCACGCAATCAGATCACCACCTAGCCCCTCTTCGCTTGAACCCAGGTTTACGCGAACAATCCCGGCAATTTACAATCAGCTATTTCAAAGGGTTGCATAATGCTGATTGGTTACGCGCGGGTGTCTACCGGCGATCAAAATCTCGATTTACAGAAAAACGCGCTGGTTCGCGCAGAATGTGAGCAGATTTTCGAGGATACAGCCAGTGGAAAAAATTCCAGACGTCCGGGGCTTAGGCGTGCGATTCGTCGTTTAAAACCTGGTGATTCTCTCGTGGTCTGGAAGCTGGATCGCCTTGGGCGTAGTGTTCGTGACCTCATCACTCTGGTCTCAGAGCTGCAGGATAAAGGCATTCACTTTCGTAGCCTGACCGACAGCATCGATACCAGTACGCCAGCAGGTCGCTTTTTCTTCCACGTCATGAGCGCCCTGGCGGAGATGGAGCGCGAGTTGATCGTCGAGCGTACCCGCGCAGGTTTAGCTGCAGCAAGAGAACAGGGGAGGATAGGCGGCCGCCGCAGAGTTATGACCAAGGAGGTAGTGAAACGCTGCCGCCAGATGCTGGAGAATGGAGCCAGCCGGCAGCAGGTTTCCGCGGTGATTGGTGTCGATGTGAAAACCATCTATCGCTATTGCCCCGCATCAGAGGTCATCGTCGATAAGAAATAGCGAGGGCGAATCCATCCCGGCATCCAGATAATCGATCGCTCTCTGGAGTTGATGGAGCAAAGCTTCCGCCCTATCCCTGGAGATACAACAAAACAGGTCAGGAAACTCTTTCAGTGGCCAGTGAGGTACTGACGCCATATTGTCAGTAAAAGTAGCATTAAGGAACACCTGACGGGTTAAAGCCGAATGGCTGACATTAAAGCCAGTCAGTTCTGGAATGCTCGATGCGTTGGATTCTCTGTTGATCATTTTGGTTACCTGTACTGTTTTTATGTACAGTATTTTTACTCTTGAAACTGTGAGGGAGTCAAGGGAGAACCCTTAAAAGTTGAAAGAATAAAGCCCATGCATTAACTGTAACTGATTGATTTATAGCTGTGTAAAAAAACGACTTTATTCTATGAATGCGCCATAACATACTGATTATAAAGTCATTTGATTTGGTCTTGAAAACCGGCGACCCGAAAGGGTTCCAGAGTTCGAATCTCTGCGCTTCCGCCATATAAAAGAAGGGGTTACCGAAAGGTAACCCCTTCTTGCTTTGTCCGGTCGGTCGTGCATGACCCGGACAGCGACCGACGACGTTTTCATTCCCACAGCGCTGACGGATACATAGCCCGTCGCATGGCAGGACTTTTCACAACGCCCGCTTATTCTTCGACAATCCGCGCCTTCGGTTTGCTCAGCAGGAGCATGACCAGCGCGACGTAGGGCATCGGCTTCCAGAAATAGTAGCCCTGCAGCAGATGAATATTCTGGCGATTAAGATAATCCCGTTGGGCCTCGGTTTCGACGCCCTCGGCAATGATGCGCAGTGACAGCGTCCGCGCCATCTCTATCACGCAGTCCAGCAGCTTGCTTGCCGGCGCCTCCCCAGTTACCCGGCCGACAAAACTCTGATCGATTTTGATATAGTCGAAAATCAGCTCGTGGAGACAGGAAAGCCCGGAATAGCCGGTGCCAAAGTCGTCCAGCGCGATGGAAAACCCGAGGGAGTGTAACGTATTGAGCTTGTCCACAACCGCCCCGTTGAGCAACAGCGGCTCCTGCTCCGTGATCTCCAGCATCAGCTTCACCGCTTTACCCTCAAAGCCGCGCTGATAGTGCAGGCAGTCATCGATAAACGTCGGCGCGTTAATATGTGACACGCTGATATTCAGGCCAATATGAAACCCATCCGGTAGTTTACTAAAGAGTGGTCTCATCTGCGCGTTGACCTGCGCCATCAGGCTGCGGGTTAGGGGAATAATTAAGCCGGTACGTTCGGCCAA